AGTCGGCAAAACAACCCTAGTGATTAACGGACGAGTATCCTTAATCATCTCATACGTTCTGACACGTTCAGATTCCAACGCACTGTCAATCAACTTGCGAACAGCGTCCTCGTCTACGCCAACAGAACGCAGAGCGTCCTGAATCACGTCACGAACAGCGTTAGCAACCTTGTCACCAGTCGGCACAGACGGCGAAGCCGTAGGTGCTGACGTTGGTAGCGTTGGTTGTGTCGGCTGACTAGGTAACGGCTTAGCGACCAACACACAGTCGCCGTTACTCACATGATGCCCAACTGCATTCAACACACATGTCAATATTTCTTCACGAGTTTTCGCCATCGGCTTGCCAGACCAAGTACGGTTAAACACACGCTTATACATAGCAATCAACGTGTTTTTATCCAACGACTCAATATTATAATCGTACTCTCTGCCGTTCGGAAACTGGACACGTGCTTTCTTGTCCATACAATTAACGCTAATAACATTCATAGCCTTCCCTGCCATAACACTACCCTTTCTTTCTGCCCGACTAGGGCTTTTGTTTAATCGGCTGACGGAATTGCCAACCGAAATCTATTACTTCAACACGCACGTCCACGTCCGTGCATCTAGAAGTGTTCATCAACACGCTGGTTTGTCGGTTGGTCTAGTAAATCACACGACCACTTACCTATAACGTGACACCAACGGTGACACGTTAAACGGCAAACAATATCCAACGCATAACCCAACAAATCTCTAACCTTAAACATTATAACCACCAATCATTCATCTCAAGCAAACCAATATCCCAATGCCTGCGAAACATCGCATGCCATAACGCTACGGGAACTGACTCACCTAACCAACGATTAAGCCTATAGCACTTTACACGTGCCATTTTGTTCAACGGATTCATTAAATACCTGCTTCTTCACAAAATTTTGCCACATCAAAACGTGGATTATCTCTTACAAAAAAACGAATCATCGCATCTTCCAACAATTTTATTCCCTCAGTTTCAGTAAACATACCCGTAGATATGCCCTCGTGAGTTCCTCTAATCATCTTAGCGAACTCCTTATAATACTTGCGTGATAACATAACTATCCTTTCCCTAGTGTGAATGTGACAATTTACGGGTAGCGGGGGTGTATTATAGCCCGCTACCCGCAGTGATTTACAATCCAATCAGATTATAGGAAACTAACCCTACTGACTGGTCATTGCGCAGACACTATCTGCCACGTGCATGATACTACCACACACGCTAGCGGTTCGGCAAGGTTATGAACCTCACAAACTCGGCACATGCCCGAACCCGTAAAACCCCTAAAGGGTTTTACTTGCTTGCCACACGGTCAAACGTGTAGAAAATCTCACTCATGACCGTACCCGACTTCACATCAAACAACACAACCCCTTCAGAATTGGTGCGAACTTGCTTCTCACGCTTGTCAGCGGTCATAACCGTAACAATCGTGCCAACCTTGATTGGAGTGCTTGCAGGAAACGCAACAGCCCAATCCTTGTCAATCTTAGCGAACCGACCAACGAGTACGGGTGTTGCTGTCTTTGCTGATTTCTTAGCCATTAAAGTGTCCTTCCACTCTAGGGAACGGCTGTACGTTCACGTACATCTAATGCCACAACACCATGTCGTGACCACCGTTCAATATTCTACTTCAACACATACGTCCGAGGACGCACATGCTACCGTATTGCGGATAGTGAGGAATTGAACCTCAACAAGCGCACCAGCGCTACCCTGCCCACAAGGAGAAACGGGCAAAACTTAAACGGCGTAGCCGTTCATCAACTCAACCAACTCATCAATTTCAGCCTCACGGCGAATGTTCGCCTCAGCCCTCAACTGCAAAGCAAACTCTAACTCCGTTAAAGGCTTCGGTGCTTGCAACAATTCCAACATAACACACTCACTCTCCCATGCCGTAGCATGACTAGGTAATCGTTACCGAACGGCAACGACAAACAAACAACTTCAACACATACGTCCACGACCATGAACACACATGATGAAGCATGTCATCAGCAACGACAACACAACAACAATACTTCAACACATGCGTCCAAGCACATGCACTCAAGCACATCATCATCATGTCATCGTTGCCAACAACACTGCCCTAACTACTTCAACACGTGACACCGCCCGACCGCCCGCCCGCATACGAGGCAACACAAAAACAAGCCACTTCCAACACGCCCGCTCGCACCCTCGCACACGTGTGGCAACCCTAAAAATTGTGGGCAGATTATAAACATTATGGCTCTTTATGTGGGGGCGGGCGCTAGTGCGTGTAACATCTCACACGTCCGCACACGTTGAGGGGGTGCATGGGGGGGTCGCCACCCCTCGCGGACATGTGACTCTAATAGTCTAGGGCGAGATGCAAGTGGCGGATATGAACCGCTTGTTTTGTCTTTGCTGAACAGGGGTGGGGGTTGTTTGGAACGGAGTCCCTAGTTTTGTATGGTTTAACAGTTCCATTTACGCAAACTTAGCGCTTTGCGTGTTGGTCGTCCTTTGGAGTCTTTCATTGGTCCTGGCATGCCGCTCATTCGGGCGCAGAATGATTTGCGGCGTTTCGCCGCTTTTGAGTTTGGTTTTAGTTTGCTGGGTGGGGTGGTTACTGCCATTGACAGTTTTGACCCTGGGTTTTGTCGTCTGTAGGATGCTATGCCTGCGGCGTTTAGTCCGCCTTCAGGGTTTTTGCCTTCTTTGCGTGTCCATGCTGCTGTCTTGTAGGCTTTGGTTGCGGCTTGTCTGGCGGTTGTTTTTTGTTTAGCCATTATTTTGTGGGTTTAGGGAACTCACCCCAACTAGGTCCACCCATGCCTTGTTTTTTGGATTTAACTGGTGTCGGTTTACGGCGTTTAGATTGGTCCACCTTAGGTGTAGGACGTTTTCTTTTAGCCATCTTAGGGTTTGTGTATACGTAAGGTAAACCTGCTTCGTCTTCGTTCCATGTTGACGGACTCATTTTCATTGCAGCCTTATCACGTTCGTATTGACGTTTACCTTCAGGTGTGTACGCATAGTGTTTAACTTTTCCGTCTATTCGCTGTAGTTTTGGCATACACTTCCTCTGTCTTTGCTGTAAATAGTACTATCCTTAAACCGCCACCCTAAGGGGTGGCTATCTAACAGTCAGGCACTGACCCCCCTCAGTCCCCCCTACTAAAAAGAGTGCTGTTCCCTAATGGGAATGATTCTCATTATCTGGTTACAGCATAGACAGCGATTGGGTTTCATCTAAAATGTTACATGATTGTTACAGAAATGTTACACAAATGTCACAAAGATTTAACATTCCTGTAACAATTAGGAACAGGCAACTCTATTGTGATGACGGAATTATTGGATGCCCGACAACAAAAATTTTTAGACTGGCTATGTACACCTAGTGTCGCTCGTGTCCCTTCTTCTCAGGAGAAGTATGCTCAGGCTGAGGACATTGATGAGTCTACGTTGCGTAGGTGGAAGAAGAAGCCTGCTTTTAAGGCTGCTTGGGAGAGGCGTGTTGCTGAGTCTCAGGGGAGTCCTGAGCGGACTCAGCAGTTGTTGGATAATTTGTTTCAACGTGCTTTGGATGGTGATAACAATAGTGCTAAGTTGTATCTTCAGGCTACTGGGCGGCTTGCGCCTGTTCAGTTGCAGGTTGAACATTCTGGTAAAGTTTCGGAGTTATCGGATGCGCAGTTGGCTGAGTTGATTGCGGCTTCTGCCGCCAGTGAGCAGCAGTTGCGTTTGGATTCAGCAAAGACAGTTGGTTATGGCTCAAACTAACGACCAAATGTATGTAGCGTTGATGGCTATGTATCCTGATGCTGGGGATACTTTAGCGGATTTGTTGTATACTCATTGGTCTACGGTTGGGTTGCAGTATCGTGGAAGTTTACAATATCAATACTATAAGGATGCTGGGGCTGCTGGTTCTACTTGGGGTGATGTTGCTAATACGTTTTGGTCGGATGGCGATTTTGTTGTCTATAATTTGGAACAGGAAGATGGAACAGATTTCTTACTAGAAGACGGTGGTTTTATTTTGATGGAGATTGGCAATGGCTGATAAAAAGATAACACAACTAGATGCCTTAACCGAGTTGGCTTCGGGCGACCTGTTTGTTGTTGTTGATAGTGTTGACGGCACTCCTGTTAGTAAGAAGATTACGGCTGCTAATGTGGCTAGTTATATCAACAGTCTTGTCGCTGCTGGAGTTACCACTTTAAATGGTTTAGATGATGTCACAATAACGTCCGCTTCCAGCGGACAGTTGTTGTCGTATAACGGTTCAGCATGGGTAAATAGCGCACCTGTGGCGGCTTATAACCCTGTTGAGGGTGCAGTATTCTCGTAGGGAACGATTTAACTACTTATTAGGAGATAACAAATGGCAACATTTACAAAATTGGCTTTACAACCAGCAGGGACAACAGGCACAGGTCTTGCAATCAAGGTTGCCGCAACTGCAACTGCGGGTACGGCAATTCATACAGCATCTACGACTACAACCACGATTGATGAAATTTGGTTGTATGCAGTAAACACTTCTGCATCATCGGTCAAATTGACGATTGAATGGGGCGAAGCAACTGCACCCGATGGCAACATTGAAGTAACAGTTCAACCCGAAGCAGGTCTTGTAACGGTAATCCCAGGACTTTTGTTGCAAGGTAACGCTACGGCAAAAGTTGTTCGTGCTTTTGCGGCGACAACGAATGTGATTTGTATTCACGGGTTCGTAAATAGAATTACGGTTTAACTATGCCGAACAGGCGTGAACTCGGATATGTAAGTAGCGGTAATACCCCGACTATTGTTGGGCAGTATGGTGCTTACGGTGTTGGTTCGGGTGGCACATCGTCAAGTATTACTGTTGGTGGGTCTAGTTATAATCTTTATACTTTTACTTCTGACGGTAACTTTGTTGTAACTACAGCAGGTTTGTTTGATGTACTGCTTGTTGGCGGCGGCGGTGGTGGTGGTTCGGAAGTTCAAACAAACACTTCTTCGGGTGGCGGTGGTGGTGGTGGCGTTATGGGCTTAACAACTCCGCTTACCGTTTATTTGCCTGCTGGCACTCATTCTATTGATGTTGGTGCTGGTGGCGCTTCGGGTACAAGTGGTTTGAATAGTGCAATTGGAAGTATTGTATCTGTTGCTGGTGGCGGTTTTGGTTCTAACTATGCTGGCGGTCATTTTGCTCGTGGTGGTGGCGGTGCGTCATCAGGTGGTGGGGCATTTTCAGGCGGCACAGGTGCTGTGTCTGTACAAAGTATTGCTGGTAACGCTGGTGGCATTGGTAATACTTATGATGGTTCTTCTGGTGGTGGCGGTGGCGCAGGTAGCGCAGGTGGCAACCAGCCTTCAGCAGGTACGGGTGGTGCTGGTGGAAACGGTATAGATATTTCTCCTTGGATTACTGGTTCAACTTATTATGCTGGTGCTGGCGCTGGTGGCGGTGGCGGTACAGCAGGCGGTGCAGCAGGTAATGGTGGTGTTGCAGGAAAAACTAGTGGCGTAGGTAATGCTGGTGTAAATTACGGTGCGGCAGGCGGCGGCACATACGGTCAGTCGGCTGGTGGCGTAGGTGCGGCAGGCGCAGTATTTATCAGGTCAAAGACAAGTGCTGTAGCAACTTTGAGTGGTTACGGTGTTGCTTCTGGTGGTAGTTCTTCAACGATTACTGTTGGCGGTCAGAGTTACACGCTGCTGTCGTTCACTAGTGATGCAACTTTAACTGTTTCTACTCCAGGTTTGTTTGATTATTACATGGTTGGCGGCGGCGGCGGTGGCGGGGTTCGCACTAATGTTGATACCGTTGGCGGCGGCGGCGGTGCAGGTGGTATTGCAACAGGAACAATTTATTTAAATGCAAACCAATCAATTGACATTGGTGCAGGTGGCGCAACACGGGTCAGCGGTTTAGGTTCGTCTATTGGTAACGGTGCTGGTGCTATTTCGGTTGGTGGCGGCGGTTTTGGTGCAGGCAACATAACAGGTATAGGATATATAACAGGCGGCGACGGCGCTTCAGGTGGTGGTGCAACAAACGGCAACGCACCAAATACAGGTGGTGTCGCTGCAATTTCGGGTGTCACAGGTTATGCAGGTGGTAGCACAGT